AAGGGACCGGACATGGGCAAGGCCCGCAGCGTCCAGCACACGGCACCCACGCGCCGTACGCCTACGGTCTTCCCGGTCCTGCACGTTGTCCTGAAGCGTGCCGAGAAGGTGATGTGCAGGGTTCTGGCACGGCGGGTTGTCGCAGGTGTGCCGGATGACCTGACCTGGCAGGATGGGAGCCGTGTATCGGGCGTAGCCCCAGCGATGGGCCTTCACCGTCTTGCGGTTCTCGTCAGTGAAGATCCCGTACACACCCTTGTCTCTAGCGCCGGTCCAGGGCCAACATGAGTCGTAGTCTCCGATGGTGACGTGCTTCCAGTACCGGGCGTCTACTAGCGGCATGGGTTTCATGCTAATAGCCTACCCTGTTCTGCTAATCTGCTAGACCTCCCAGTACGCCGGCGCCCTTGGTCCCCCCGACCGGGGGCGCTGTGCACCCCCCGGACTACTCACCTGGAGCACGCGTGCACACTCATGACTCCCCTGAGCTGGTCATCACCCGCGGCCCGCTCATCGTCAGCCTTCAGCCCATGTTCTGGCACATCCAGCGGTACCCACATGCGCGAGCGCGCGTCTGCCGGCGTCCGCTCACCGAGCGAGCTGCTCCGCGGGAGGTGGAAGACCCCTACCGCAAGGGCCACGGGCGCGCGTTCCGGCTGCCGGGGACGCGCTGGGCGCTCGTCATCGGCTACTGGGAGCCCCCCAGTGGCGTCGTGCTCGAGCAGGAGCAGGACGAACGTCTGCTGGACGCGCTCAATGGGGTGCACATGCCCGGCATCACCGCAGACGAGATCAAGCACTGGACCCCACCGGCCAAGGTCCACCCGTGAGGGCCATGGAGCTGGTGCGCAGGGTTGCCGGTCAGGCGGCCGAGAAGAGGCTCGAGCAGCGCGTGGCCAGCATGGGCACCCACGAGCTCACAGATTGGGCTGAGAACGCCATCGGGGGTGTGGGGCGCGCGTTCGGGGACTGGACACGCAGCGGGGAGCCGAACGGCCTGGACGAGGCCCGTCTGGGCACTGCAGCCCTGCTCACCGTGCTGGAGGAGTTGAACGCGCGCCGAACGTCCCGTCGGCTGTGACCTCCCAGTGGGGCGGGAACTGGTTGGCAACGTGGTCCGCGAGAGCCCCGAGGGCGTAGAGCAGTGGCGCCAGGACGTTGAGGACGAGGTGCACGGCACGAGGGGCGCACCCGCGTGTGGGGATCATGTACAGACTCGCGCGGTGAGCACTTGCTGAACGCGTTGGCGGGTGAGCCCGAAGACCTTCGCGATGACCTCGGGGGGCTGGCCCTCGGCGTTGTTGAGGTACTCGATGAAGCTGTCGCGCTCCTCGTTTACCCCTGCAGGTCGCTGGTCGGCGCAGAAGACGTCGGGGCACTGCGCCGGCACGGTCTGCGGTCGGCTCGTGTAGCCCAGGAGTCGACCGCAACCGTTGCACCGGAGGTCGCGCCTCAAGGTGCCCCTCGGCTTCTGAGGTACTCCAGCGGCCCGAAGTCGACCCCCCAGCACCTCAACTTTTTGCTCCACCAGAAGCCGAATGTCCAGTTGTTCAGCGAGAACGTCCAGCCGCTACGCATTGAGATTCAGCCCGAGCTTGTGGGCGATTCGGATGAGTGTGTGCATGCGATCGAGGTAATCCTTGGGAGCGCCCGCAGACACACAACCGAGCAGTCTGCCGTGCTCGGCGTTGAACAGCTGGATGGTGACCTGACGCTCCTCGCTCGACAACACGCCGGCGAGTGGGTTGTGCTTGGGCACGAGTCGGTTGAGTCGGTTTGGGTCGTAGATAGTGTCCATGGTCAGAAATCCTTCTTCGCGTTGGTGATGGCGGCGCCGAGAATCTTCAACGTCTCGGTGTTCCAGGGCAGGGTCGTCCCGCGCCCGTAGAGCTGCGTGCTGGGGCAGTAGTCGCGGATGTCGAGGACAGAGACGCCGGCAAGGGTTGCCTTGCAGGTGTGCACCTCCAAGTCATCTCCCTTGCTGACGACGGCCAGCACCTTGCGCAGAATCATCACTTCTCCTTCGAGCGTGCGACCTCGATGCAGCGGGTGCACGAACCAGTGGGGTAGTCGTCGCACTGTTGATCGTGTGGACGACCAGGGCACTTCATGGCAGGCCCGTCGGCCTCCTCAGCGTCATCGGTGTACATCAAGCATCTACCGCGAGGGAGTCGGCGGTGTAGGGCGTGCGGGTGCGTACGGCCCAGTCGACCTTGTCGTTGTCGTGGCTCACCCCGAACCAGCCGGTTGCGTGCGCGTCACCATCGTCGGGGTACACGCGCTCCAGCACGACGATCTCGTCGTCGCGCAGGATGTACGCCCACTCGGTGCCCCAGTCGTCACCATCGTTGGTGATCCAGTCGTCGACACTGCTCTGGCCCTTGAACGTGGTGTAGGCGACCCCGTAGCCCTGGACTGCGGTGAAGCGCCCGTCGTCCAAGCCAAAACGCAGCGGGCCGTCCTTCTGGGTGAAGTCGAGATTCGACCACCCGTAGTGCTCACCGAGCAGCACCTCGCGGGCGCGCTCGACCCCGTCGCGCTTGATGATGGCGAGGAGCTGCTCCCCCACCCCGGACGGGTAGCCGTCCCAGTGGATGTAGCGGCCCTTGAAGCTGTCGTCCTGCTGCACTGCCACGACACTGCGTGTTCCCATGATGTTCTCCTTGTGTGAGTGGTGGGTCTGGCACCGCCTCAGGCCCGCCACTTCGCAGTGACGGGCCGTTCGGCGGGGTGGGCTTATCTCTACGACGACACTTCGACGCGCATCTCCTCGACGGCGAGGCTGATCGCCTCCTTGTCAGCGGTGAGGGTGTCCTCGTCGTCAGGTTGCCCTTCGCAGATGGTGGCTTCCCAGACGTCGTCGGCCTCAGATAGGTCGACCTCGGCGGTTACGCGCCCGTCGGGGTAGACAGTGACGACGACCGGCAACCCGATGACGTACGAGCGGTGGCAGTCGCAATCCGCAGCGTCACGCTGGCAGCACGGCACGGTCGGGTCGTTGAGCGCGCGGCTGGCCTGCTCCTGGTAGTGAGCACGGCACTGGAGTTTTTCGAAGGCGTCCATCACAGGAACGAGTCGAGGTGGAAGGACTCGATGACGTCGCCGGCGCGCACGAGGCCGTCCTCACGGCCGCGCCACTGCACGACGGGCTCGATCACGCAGTCGTCGTCGAAGGTGCAGTTCGTCGCGTCGAGAGCGACGACCGTCTTGTGCGTGACGCAGCCCTTCGGCAGCTCGAGCTCGAGGTCCCAGTCCTCGTCCTGGCCGGCCTCGATGGCGGCCTCTGCGAGCGGGATGAAGAAGAGGGGGTGCGGCGGGAAGTGGTTGCTTCGCAAGTGCCAGCTCAGTGCGGCGCGCAGGGAGACGTTCCCGTCCTCCACCTGCTCCGCGAATGCTTGTGCTCCGAGTGATCCCATGAGGACTCCTTGATCTGAGTGAGTGGTGTCTGCCATCCTGAGTCTAGCCCAGGTGCAATGGTTCTGTACAGCACTGTTGCATGCTGCTACGATCTTCCTACCCGGACCCTACACAAGGAGTAGCTGTGGTTGACGTACTGAGCACCAAAGACTTCCTGACGGTGGTGCGCGAGCACGCTGACAAGGAGTTCTCCCCAGACCACTCTGTACTGCGCGCGGAGTGGTACCAAACCGTCGTGTCTCTGCTGAACCGTGCGCACGAGCGCGGTGATGGCGTGGCCATCTACGAGAACGCCGACCTCGGGCACCACGACATCGGGCAGTGGCAGATCGTGTCGTACGGCAGTGTGATCAGCCAACTCGAGACGCGCAGCACCGAACTACCGCGCCCGCACGAGTGGGCGAACGGGGGCGACGTCATCCCGAAGACGCTGCCGGACATCGGTGGTGCCATCAACTGGCGCTACATGCTGCGGGTCGTTTGCCCGGTGAAGTGATGCGTTTGACCCCGCGCGGCGAGAAGGTCGCCGTCATCGTCGGCCTGCTGGTCTTCCTGCTCGCCATGGGCATCGTAGGGAGCATGGACCTCGCGGCAGGGTTGCCCAACGACCGCTAGTACGCTGACCCTGCCTCCGCAGCCCGTTCCCCTTGCTTAGGGAGCGGGCTGCTGGCGTTCTACGCTCATCTCGTGACGGCCCCCCTGATCGAGATCGAAGTCCTCGACGATGACTACCTCAACGCGCTCATCGAAGCCGACGAGGCTACGCGTGAGTTGTCCCCTGACGATGCTGACTTCGTCCAGAGCATCGTCGAGAAGATCGCTCTCTTCGCAGACGAGCTCGCCGGCGTGCCGCTGTTCCCCTACCAGGCCGACTTCGCGCGGCGAGTCATCGAGAGCATCGTGCTCAACGACGGTGCTGTCCTCACCGCACTGGTAAGTCGCCAAGCCGGCAAGACCCAGGCGGTGGCGTACGTCGTTGCGTCCTGCATGATCCTGATGCCGAAGCTCGCGACCATGTGGCCAGTCTGGTTCGGGCAGTACAAGAACGGCTTCTGGGTGGGAACTTTCGCCCCCGTCGAGTCCCAGGCCGAGACGCTGTTCCAGCGCATCCAGATGGTGCTCTCCAGTGAGAACGCCAAGGAGCTGCTGGCCGACCCCGAGATCGATGACGTGGTCGAGGGTGGTGGCAAGCTCCTGAGGCTCAAGGTAAGTGGCTCCATCTGCCGCTTGCAGACCGCCAACCCCAAGGCGCAGATCGAGTCGAAGAGCTACCACCTCATCATCATCGATGAGGCGCAGCGTGCTGACGACCGCGTGGTGAACAAGAGCATCTTCCCCATGGGCGCGTTCTACAACGCCACCGCGGTGATGACCGGCACGCCTGATGTCGTCAAGGGCGTGTTCTATGAGTCCATCCAGCAGAACAAGCGCCAGCAGACCAAGCGCGGCGCGCGTCGCAACCACTTCCAGTACGACTGGCGTTTCTGCGCAAAGTACAACCCGATGTACTTGAAGTTCGTGCGTAAGGAGATGTCCCGCCTCAAAGAGGACAGTGACGAGTTCCAGCTGTCCTACGCGCTGAAGTGGCTCCTCGAGCGAGGCATGTTCACGACATCGGAGCGCCTGGAGGAGCTGGGCGACATCACGATGCAGCAGACCGTCTCGCGCTGGTACAACTCGCCTATCATCCTCGGTGTCGACCCGGCGAGAAAGCAGGACTCCACCGTCGTCACCGCACTCTGGGTGGACTGGGCCAACCCCAACGAGTTCGGCTACTACGACCACCGCGTCCTTGACTGGCTCGAGATGCATGGCGACCGGTGGGAGGAACAGTACGGGCGCATCGTCGACTTCGCCGGCAACTACGACGTCATGGCGGTCGCTGTCGACAGCTCGGGCGTGGGCGATGTCGTGGCTGACCGCCTGGAGCGGCTCATGCCGCGCTCCCAGGTCGTCTGCCTCAGCTCCAACACTCCCGACCAGTCGGCCCGGTGGAAGCACCTCATGGAGGTGATGAACCTCGGCCTGATCGGTTGGCCAGCCGGCGCGAAGGTGCGCCGCACGAAGAAATACCAGAGGTTCATCACTCAGATGGAAGACCTGGAGAAGACCTACCAGGGCAAGTACCTGCTCGCGGCGGCGCCCAAGACCGCGGAGGCACACGACGACTTCTGCGACAGTCTGGCGCTGGCCGTGTACATGAGCAAGGCAGTGTCGATGCCCGAGGCCGAGCAGGGGGCCAACCCCTTCTACAGGTGACACTCTCCGAGGTGTGCTACCCCGCACGGCCTACTCTCGCGGGGAAGAGCCACCGATCAAGAGGAGCGCACACCATGGGCATCGCGCCAGCACCGCAGTTCCCCGAGCACGTCGGGAACGTCTACGAGACGAAGCTCGCGCCGGCACAGCCTGGTCTGCGTGGCCCGCTGCGCTTCGAGGAGGGACTGGCGACTGACACCGACATCCCCAACGACTTCCAGCGGGGGATGATCGAGTCCAACGGCACCCCCAACGGCATGGTCGACCCCGAGACGCAGTACAAGCACGCCGAAGAGGTCTACAAGCAGCGCGCGCACGCTGGCTCGGCCGCCTGGGTCGACTCCCCGCCCTACCTCGGTGCGTTCGCCGGCGGCGCCGGCGAGGGTCAGGTCATCGAGTACATCCAAGAGCAGCGCAGCGGCGGTCGGTACGACGTTTTGAACGCCGCCGTCGTGCACGACTGATCTGACTATCGCCAGCCTCGCGAACAACCGTCGTTAGGCTCAATGCACTGCTCCCCCTTCACCACGAGAGGTTTGCGACACCATGGTTGACACCCGAGGCACCTTCAAGCTTGAGGCGGTCGGTGCGCTGACCGTCGGCGTCAAGGACCGCGAGAACGCCACATTCGTTGGAACGCTGACCAACCTGTCCGCAGTCGTGGGTACCGCCCCGACGGGTGGCCCGCTCACCTTCGAGCTCCGCAAGGAGGGCGCGGTCGTCAGCACCGGGACCATCGCGGCCGGCACGACTGAGGTGAACGTCGACCTCATCGCGGACATCAACAACCCGACCGCTGACCCGAACAACCCCAACCCGCAGCCGACTCCTACTCCTCCCCCGGCGGATAACCCGCTCCTTCGCTTCAAGGAGGGCGACACCTTCGATCTGAACATCACCGTCGTCGGTGTGACCGTCGCCGGCTCCGATCTCGATGTCACGGTCGCCTACTCCAGCGGCTGAGCCCGGCGTGCCGGGGAGGAGACATGAGCCGACTCGAGCACTTCGTCGTTGGTAGCGGGCCGGTGCCCATCGTCGCCCAGGGCATCGCCCGCTACCGCGCCATGACCGGGCAGGGGCCAGAGGGGCGTAGCTTCCACGACGTCGCTGTCGACCCGGTCGTCGCGCACCACATCTCGAACCTCTACCGAGCCGCGCCGGACTTCGACCACTCCGCGCTGCCGCACTTCCACGCCATGCGCGAGGAGATCGGGAGGCAGTACGACCACATGACCTCTCCGCGGCACAAGGGCGGGATGGGGATCAGCGTCGAGCACGCGGACAGTGACCCGTACGTCACGAGCTCGGGCGCCCCGAACAGCAAGGCGATGATGCGCGACGTGCATGAGAACAGCCGCATCAAGGTGCTGCCGACCGCCAAGACCGGTGCGCACCCCTACTTCACCAACGATGAGAACGACCAGTTCCGGGCCGTGCACGACGTCTTCGGCCACGCCGGCACCGGGCGCAACTTCTCAGCGGACGGTGAGGAGGCGGCGTGGCGTGCGCACGGCCAGATGTTCAGCCGCAAGGCGCGACCGGCCATGACAACAGAAACCCGCGGGCAAAACAGCGTGAACAACTTCGGCGGTCTGGCCCCAGGTGAGTTCGCGCAGCAGAAGGTGGCACTGCTCGGACCCACAGCCCAGCTCATCGGGCGCCGCAGCCTGAACCGTTCGCTCGGGCAGAAGTTCATCACGCCATGACGGCCCGTCACACCCTGTCGTCTGTGCAGTGGGAGGACATCAAGGCTGCACACCCCGAGTCCTACGGACATCCTGACCGTGAGGACAACGGCATCCACGACGCCGCTCTGTATCTCGCGCACGCCACGCCCGATGACCCTGAGGGCGAGAGTGCCTGGGAGCACGACGGTGGTGAACACGGAAGCTACACACGCCGTCGGGTGCCCGTCAGTCTCATCGCGAAGACCGATGTCAGCGGCAGCCACCGTGTCGACCAGGCTCGCGAGGGATACCGCTCTGGCGCAGCCGTCCCGCCGGTCATCTTGACGGCGCGGAACGGCCAGTACGAGATTGCGGATGGGCACCACCGCACTGCCGCAGCCCGTCAGGTCGGTCTGAAGACCCTGGACGCCTACGTCATGCGCTCACCTCATCGGACACCCCTTCCACCGAGGGAGTACTGATGAGCAGGCAGGAGGAGTTCCACCGCGACTACGCCGGCGGACATCAACCGATACCCCGGCGCGGAACTGGTGAACGGAACCATCGCGTTCACGCCATGACGAAGGCTGGATACGACAAGCCGGTTCGTGTCAGGGGTCACTGACGAGCGGATGAAGCGGTAGTCTGACTCTTCGGACCAACTACTACTTGGAGCACAACATGGCACGCATCCGCATTACCACCGGGGTGCTCGAGTATCTCCTCGACCTGCCCGAAGGCGTCCGCATCGTCGGAGGCACGACGTGCATCGACTTCGTGGGCGAGGACAGCACTCCTGTTCTGAGCTTCAACGTCACCGGACCCGCACCGTTTGACGAGGACGACGACGACTTGTTCGCCCTGCAGTACGAGGAGACTGAGGACGGAGTCCATCTCGTCGCCGTCATCCCCGTCCCTGAGTAGGGCGACACGTGGAGCGCAAGACGAGGAGGACGGCGTGAAGCGGCGCTGCGGGCACGTGATCGAACAGCGCATGGACGGAAGGATCCGGGCGGGCGCGACCATCTGCCGCCAGCCGGTCAAGGGGATGGACAAGTGCTGGCGGCACATTGGACAGCGCAACGACGACGGCCGACGGTGAGGAAGTTCCGCTCTCGGCTCGGTCCCGTACGTCACCGTCTACGCTCGGGCTGACTCAGGCACCACAGGGCGCGGCCAAACGCTGCTGACTAGGGAGATGGGGTGACGCACGAGAATGACCATCGACTTTGCGGCCCCTAGCCATCGTGCTGCAGCTAGTGATTTGACCATTGCCATCAGCCCTATGGGTTTGGTGGAACTAGCAGATGAAGAGTTCGAGGTTCACGGACCTCGATTGACTCGTTACGCGCACCATTGGGCATTTTACTTGGGCCATCATTGGAGCTACCGCCGCGAGCCGGGCGAGCCGCAGCTCACTTTCAACTACACGCGCGCCTTCAGCGACTTCATCACCAACTTCTGCTTCGGGCGTGGGGTCAACTTCCGCTCGCCCAAGGAGACAGAAC